ATGTATCGATGTCATGGAGATTGCTTTCGGCGCTGAGGCGGTCGGTAACTTTTGCCTGTGCAATGCTTTTAAGTACCTGTGGCGGTATAAGCACAAGGGCGGAGCAGAGGATGTCCAGAAGGCTGAATGGTACCTGAATCATTATTCCGATATCGTCGGAGAGTATTCAAACACTGTCGCAATCAGTGGCGCCTATAACAAGATGCGGGAGCTGGTACACGTGGCGCTGGGAGAAACGAAATGAGGCAATACAAGGTTGAGATCAAAACCCCGGAAGACACTGTCATCGACACAGCAGTCACAGACGATGCTCTGGAAGCCAGCGAGTACATGGAATCCAAACTGGCCGACCTGCCGGATGGGTATTGGGGGCATATACAGGTGATTGGAGGTGACAGCCATGAATGACATCATAGAGAAGGTAGGTCTGCCGGCCGTACTGGAGATGTTAGGCGAGGAAGGCGCTGAGATGACACACGCATCGCTCAAATGGGCCAGACAGCTTCGTGGAGAGAATCCCACACCAAAGACCGAAAAAGAGTGCCGGGACGCACTGGTTGAAGAGGTCGCAGACGTAACGCTCTGTATCCGCCTGATCATCGAGGGCTATGTCATTGACCCTGACAAAGTGAATGACATCGTTGAAGAGAAGATGCAGAGATGGCGTGAACGACTGGAGGCACGCAATGAAGAACACTGAGCTCCTGGAAGAGCTTCGGGAAGCCGTGAAGGACGGCAAGATAAAGGTCAACACGAATTTGTATGGATATATCCAGCTGATAAACGTGGAGACAGGAGAGAAGGTTGTGATCGGGAATATTGGAGGTGAGGAAGGATGAGCATGTTTGATGACCCTAATATGAAGCGTGAAGAGATTATCTGCTATATCATTTCTATCTGCGATTTGGCCAGATTAGGGGCAAAGGTGATAAAGCATAACAATTGCAACAACTGTAAGAAAAAGGACTGTGAATATCGCCCTGAATGGGGTGATTCGGTGCGGTGGAATTGTCCGCTGTGGGAAGGCGGTGATGGAGAGTGAAGCTGATTGATGCAGATGCAGCGATTGAAGCGGTTTGCGAAGAGGTTATGGACAGATTTTTTGTACCGCCGTCAGTCGGATATGATGTTGCAGAAGAGGCTTTGAAAAAACTGCCGTCAATTCAGCCAGAAACGAACTGTTCGGAATTTCCGAACAGTTGAACATCCCGATATTAATGTCGGGAACATGAAAGGAGAGCAGGAATGAGAACCATAACATACACCTACGATGAAACCAAACCAACGAACAAAGATTATCTGATTGCTGCCCTCACAGATTCCATTGATGACGGTGGTGCGTCCTATGAATCAGTGGCAGAGTATGACATTAGATGCCCATATGTGCGTAATTCCGATTGCCTTAATCATCATGAGAATAACAAGTATGATAGCAAAGAATACAGAGAGGGTTGCGTCAGGTGCAGGATGGCGTGGCTTGACAGAGCGTATGATACATATCCGTCAGATGATGGCAAGTGGGAGATAGGAGAGCAGGAATGACATACACACAGCATTTGATCAGAAATTGGAAAGTAGCATTTCATGCACTGCATGACTTCTTTGCGCACTTTATCCACGGATTGATTCCGGCGATAAAGATTCGGCATCATCAGCCGTATCAGGAAGGTAGGTGAGAAGGAATGACAATACCAATCACGGGTGATGTGTTAACCGATGTCCTGACACTCTTGGCTATTGCATGGGGCGGTGCGATCCTGCTACTCCCTGTTGGTCAGTGGATAGACTACAAAAAAGACTGTAAAAAACATGGAAAAGAGCAGGCAGACGAAATTTGGAGAAGAATGAGGTGAGCAGGAACAATGATGAAGTGGGAAGCCGAAGAGAAAGGATATACTTGCAATGATTGCGGCTTGGCAATGTCTAATTGCCATGATAAAAGAATTTGCTGTGAAGATGAAACAGGACTATGTGACTATTTTGAAGAAATCACAAAGGTAGGTGAGCAGGATGGCTGAATATCACGTAGGTGGCGGAATGTTCGGGATTTATGCAGGAATCCTCCACAACCAGATAACATGGAAAGATAAGTCAGAAGTGACAAGAGAAGCACTCAGTGCATCTGCACAGTATATGCTCATCAATGAAAAGGAGTATCGGTTTGAGTATAAGGGCAAGTGGTATGTGATGAGAGTCGAAGAGATGGAAGGTGAGCAGGAATGATACAGATTGACATAGATATGCCAACAGATTGCCTCTGCTGCCCGATGCTACAAAGTTATAAAATGTGGTATTGCGGGATCAATAAGAAAGAGCTTTCCGATATATTTATACGTCCTAAATCTTGTCCGTTGATTGAAGTAAAGGACGGTGAGCAGAAATGACAGGAAACATAACTGCCATCATCATGCTTTTGTTGATGTGGGCATACTATTCTGGAAAGTGGGGTAAGGAAGAATGAGAGAATGTGAATCATGCAAATATTCAAAAATGTCCGCCCACGACAGTCTGTGCTGGCTCTGTTGGGCAGGCGACATGTGGGAACCTGAAGAGGCTACAGCAGAATCAGAGCAGAAAGGCGGTGCAGAATGAGACTTTTATACGCATTTAGCGCATTGTTCATTTGGGCAGTAATGGCAGGAAGCAGTCCCGTGGTGATGGAAGCATCTGCCAACGTAAAGTTTATGGCGCTTGCAATTATGATTGCCGGAGCGATGGCGGGAGGCGACTGAAGAATGAAACAGGTACAGGAAGAACATCTCTGCCGGGATATTCGCAGGATAGCACAGGGGATTGAGAGGATCGCCGGCGCGCTTGAGAAGTTGGCAGCCAAAAACGGGAGTATCGAGGCGCTGCAAGAGCGGGCCGAGAGAACAGAGGACGATTTGAAATGAGCAATACTAAACTGCTGTATGAGTTACCGAAGCTCCGCCACAGGCTGAGGGAACTGCAGAGCCAGATAGACGACCTGAGGCTGCAGGCGGAATGCGTCGGGTCTGTGAGACCGAAGGAAAGGGTCCAGACATCGCCTGACCTGTCAGCAAGGTTTGAAGATACAATCGCTGAGCGGGCAGAGCTGGAGGAGCAGTACCTGAAGCTGTATGAAGAATACGCGGACAAGGCCGATGAGGTGCAGGCGATGATAACACGGCTGTACGATCCTGAACTGGACGCGGAGAAGATGTACCGGATCCGGATGATTCTGACCCTGCGGTATATCTTTGATCAGGACTGGAGGCATATAGCCATACAGCTGGGGACATCACTGAGGCACACGTACCGGTTGAAGAACGTGGGGCTGGACATGCTGGACGCTCTTGACGATGTCACTCGCTTCTGCTAAAATTGCTATGATAGAAAAAGTGTGAAAGCACCTATCAACAAAAGGCATCCTTAACCGGGTGCCTTTTTTTATGCGATCAATAAGCGGATTGCCAGAGCCTGCGGTTTTTGCAAATTTTCCCGTCATAGCCTTCCCTCCTTTCGCGTTTTGTTTGTCAGCTGTAGTAGTCAGCCCTGAAGGTAAGGCTCTGGTACTGTGCCGCGTTATGGAGATACATATGATCTGGAAACGCTGTCCCCGGTGCGGGAAACGTATCCCCGAAGGTACCCAGTGTGAGAGCTGTAAGCGGAAGAGGAACAAAGCCCGGGACCGCTACTACGACAAGCATATCCGAAACAAGGACGCCAAAGCCTACTATGCTTCAGAAGAGTGGAGGATAGCAAGGGAGCTGGCACTGGACAGGGCTGATGGTATCTGCCAGTGGACACTGGCGACTGAGGGAAGAGTCGAGGCCGCTGAGGATGTCCATCACATCATACCGCTTAGGGAGGACTGGGACAGGCGGTCCGACCTCGGAAACCTGATTGCGCTGTCGCATTCGTCGCACGCGCACATAGAGTATATATATAAGCATGGCGAACGCGAGAAAATTCAGAAAAAACTTTTTGAAATCTTGAAATCGTCTGACAGCTGACCCCGAGGGGCCATGAAAAAGTTTCTCCTGAGCTGCCAGGACCGCGTGATCCAGGTTAGATTTTGCAAAAATCCCAATATTTTTCAAACAGTCAGAAAGGAGGCGGGTTATGCCGAGATCTCGGAAGGTTGTCTCCCTGCAGACACGACATAACACAAAAGCCGAAACGGAAGCCCGCCGCCGGGAAGAGACGATGGTTGCTCTTCCCTCCGATCAGCTGGTCTCTCCCCCGTCCTATCTGAAGGGGAAGGAAGCCCG